TTAAGCTGAACGATACCATCCCATTAACTTAATATAAGCATTTACAACGGGTACAGGACTGCCTGAACCAACAGAGTTTGTATTTCCATTAATGCTGTGACTGTGAGAACCAATCCCTACGGTATGGTTGTGTGCACCAATGCCAACAACATGGGCATGGTTTCCTCCTGAGCTTGTATATGCAGTCATTAAATTATATGTATAATCCGCTCCTCTAATAGATATGCCTGCTTCACGCCTGTGGTTCGTAAATGGTGTATAAGAGCCATTCCCTCCCACAGCTGTATCATGTATATGCTCCCCGGCTGCATTTGTCGTTTTCGTCCCATAATCGAACGTACTTACCGTCTTAGTTCCATAATCAAAATTAGATGTAGAGCCACTAAATGAGTGTGTATGCGCCGGCATATTTTCCACAGATAGCGTGGCCATATCAGCACCACCAAGCTCTTTAAGATCAGATGCATCCTTTTTAGCCAAACGGATTGTTCTTTCCTCTCCTAAATATTCCCATTTTGTACCCTGAAATAGCATATTAGGATCTTTATTTTCAGCAAAAAACATTACAACGCCGACAGGATATACTGCATCAATACTTCTGGTGATCGCTAATTCGAGTGCCTGCCTCACTGCTTTAGGCGTAGCTGCCATTAATTCATCATTGCTATTAATCGCATTACTTAACTTAACAATGCCAGCACCAGTTAATGATGAAGCTGGTGGAGTAAAGTGTTTTTTCAGCACACTACTATTCACCGACTTATCGATAATTCCCTGACGAATCAGCATCAAATCATCCGCAACCAGGTCTGTAGCAGCAGGTAATTCCGATAGGGTAATTTTCTTTTCATTGAGCAGCGCTAATAGCGTCAGCTCCTGTTCATTAGTTAAAGCCATTTGATTTTCCTTATAAATATGCCCGCTCAAAAAATGCAGAGCCCTGCCGAAGGAGTTACAGATACTCCTTAGCAAAATAAAATTAAAAATAGGCGTTTTGGTGAGAGTGTTAATCAATATTAAAACGAGCTATATCCACTTATAGCTCGTCTAATGTCGATATGTGGTTAATCTGAGACGACTGAGCTGGCCGGCATATATTTATAGATAGTCGCCAGACTCACATTATAAATTAACGCTAATTCTTTTCGGCTATGCCCCTTGCTTAATAATCTGATGGACTGCTGTATCTGTTCATCAGTTAATCTCCTCGGGCGTCCACCAATCCGCCCTTGTGCTCGCGCTACTGCCAAACCCGCCCGGGTGCGTTCGACGATTAATTCACGTTCCATTTCAGCCAGCGCACTCATCACATGAAAAAAGAAACGCCCGGCAGCAGAACTGGTATCAATGCTGTCGGTAATGCTTCTAAAATGAATCCCTCTGGCTTTCAAATCAGAAACCAACGTTATCAAATGTCTAACGCTGCGCCCCAAGCGATCGAGCTTCCACACCACAACGGTATCCCCGGCTTTAGCGGTTTTTAACAACCGTTTTAACCCTGGCCTTTCGGACTTCACTCCACTGATTTTATCCTCAAAAATTAGCTCACAATTTGCACGACTAAGCGATTCTCGCTGTAAATCCGTCTGCTGGTCATTTGTTGACACCCTAACATAGCCAATTAACACCCCGTTTCCCCCTTCTCTTTTTAGAGTAGATAGTCTCAAAGAACTATTGGGATAAATAGGGGGTTCTTAAAAATCTTGGTTTAGAAGAAGGTTCAGTTTTACCGGTAGGTGTTCCCATCCCTTGGCCGTCAGCTATACCACCAAAAGGGTGGCTAAAATGTAATGGTGCGGCGTTTACTGCTGCGCAATATCCTAAGTTGGCACAAGCTTATCCATTATTAAAATTACCAGATTTACGTGGGGAGTTTATTCGTGGCTGGGATGATGGACGCGGGATTGATACCGGACGAGCATTAATTAGCTATCAATCACCGACCTTAATCAGAACGGCTATTCTTGATTATGTTGGTAACGACGCTGAAGGTGTACCTGCTGCAGCTATAGGGATTCCATTTGATAATGCTGATATGACAACAAAATCTTTTCCAAGCACAGCGAAATCGGCTAATAATGAGCAACTACTTGGTTGGAATGCCGATTCTGGTATACCAGGGACAGTTTCTACCGCTGCGTTAGCTTCATCTACAGGAGTATCATGGTGGTTCAGTACTCGCCCGCGCAATATATCTTTTAACTATATTGTAAGAGCCTCTTAATAAGCTTCATAATCATACTCAATAATATGTTAATTAAATCAATACGATAAGAATTACAGTGTGCAAATATCAGACGGGCCATAAATATAGCTCGTCTGATATGACTTCATCTACCTATCAAAAATGATGTCATATATATCACTGTTCTTAGCATGTTTATTTACCTATGCCGCCGGAGCTTTAGGCCAGTCAATATCAGGGGCGGCTTGGGTCTCTATGGCTTGCACCGCTTGTAAATATAACATCCAGTTCGTTAATTTTTCTCTATCCTGCTCGCTAATAATTCCTAATATTAATTGAGTCTGCCAAGTTTGAGTAATTCTATTCGCTTCTGATATTCGGTTATATTTTTCTATTTCAGCAGTAGCCACATATTGCGTTTTTATTGGTTCAGGGATGCTTATCCAAGTTGGCAGTCCATCTACACCAGCCACACGAATTTTACCTTCAGGTGGCTGTATTGAGTATTGATTAAATATCTCAACTGAGACTTCAAGAAGATCCTCTGGCCATGTATTTGCAGCTATATATGCCTCTTTGAATTTGGCAGGAAAAAATGCATTTTCGTGAGCACTATAAAAATATGACATAAAAAACCTCAATATCCAATTGCTATCCAAGTAATTGATGGATTAGTTTCTAGAGGATAACGCGTCTGTATTAATGCCCTACCCGTTGTTCTGGTTGATGGGGATGCACTAGCTATAGCTACCCATTGAGTTGATGAACCTCCATGTAGCAGACTACAGCCAGTAGAAAAGCATGCGTTAGGAAATGATATGGGAAACGAAAAACTGGTAGAGCTTTGACGCCATTCACCAATACCACCGTCTGAAATTAAAGGTAATGTAACCGTTCCCCATTGAATAATAACATTACTTAATTTCCCCATAGCTTTTACAGGAATAGATAGCCAGCCATTTTTATCATTTAACGCTGTGATTCCACTTCGACTTGCTGCTTCCAATAAACCAAGGTTTTTAAGAACCTGTTCCTTATCTGCTACATCCGATAAATTAGCACTTTTACTTAATGCCTGCTCCGCTACGCTTTGGCTAGCATTTAGGGCGATATTATGGGCAGATTTAACCGCTTTAGAGGTGGCCGCGATATATTCATCATCACTGTTGATGGCATTACTTAACTTAACAATACCCGATTCAATCAATGATGACTCCGGAGGAGTAAAGTATGCCTTTAATACATCATTATTCACCGATTTATCGAGAATTCCCTGACGCATTAGCAGCAGATCGTCAGCAGCTAGTTCTGTGGCGGCGGGTAATTCTGATAGGGTAATTTTCTTTTCATTGAGCAGTGCTAATAGCGCCTGTTCCTGTTCAATCGTGAAAGCCATTTGGGTTTCCTTATAAATATAACTCTGCTCGAAAAAATGCAGAGCTCTGCCAAAGGAATAGCAATATTCCTTTGCATCATCAAAAATTAAAAATGGGAGGTTTATAAAACGATTAAATAGAGGTGTTTAACAATCAGGTAAGGCTGGCCATTCGATATCCTGAGCGTTTTTCATATCAAGCTGATTTAATAACACCCGATATTTACGCCATGCCAGCAGTTTCAAATCATCCCCAGGTAAAGCTAACTCCAGCTCAATGGCATCAGATAGCGTGGCAATCATCTCTTTGGCTTGTAATTCCAAGCGCTGTTTATCGGCTGTTACCTTATCTATCTCAGCTTTCTGCTTAGCATCAAGATCCATTACCCATGCTGAACCATTCCACTTATCAAACGGCGTCTGTGGTTGAGACGGAGTAAGATTATCTGGCAGCGCCCCTGGTTCGGTAATGGTAACCTGCTCACCGGTTTCAGTAGAATAAACTAACGCCTCTCGGTGATCTTCCTGATATATCCAATCATCACCTTGACGGCAAACGACAAACCCTTGTTTTTCTGGTAGCGGTTTATCAAGATAGCTATAGGCCGGTAGCCCTACCCCTTGATTGAGGAACTCTTCAGATTCACTGATAAATTCACCGTTTTTTGGATCGACGTTATAAACCTGAACATAACCGTCGGAAATGGCAAAGCCATAATTATCTAAAGTTGTTTTCATTATGCAGCCCTCACTATGTATAAGAATGCGATATTACGGGGACGATTTTCATTAGCTGTTGGAACAACTCTAGATGAAGCGAACGTCGCATCATAACGATAAGCTGTTCCCGCCATGGCTGCGCCACCAAATAGAAGCTTTGCTGAAAACGCCCCCTTTACATATGAATTCACACTTTCCTGATCCGGCGCATTTGATAATACCCCTAACAAAGTTCCTGTAATATCTCTGATAGCATCTCCTTGAGCCCTCAATATCTCCCTTCCTGAATCTACCCCTCGCCCATCATCCCAGCCACGAATAAATTCCCCTCGCAAATCGGGTAACACGCCTGAGGGATACCCCATAGCCAATTCCGGGTACTTTTCTTTATCAAATTTAGCGCCATTACATTTCAGATATCCCAGTGGCGGTTCTTCCATCGGACAGGCAATCGGCATCCAGGCAGGAATAACCCGGCTATTTAAGGTTTGGTTTTTTTCTTCTAGTGCCTGCGATCTCCGGTAAATATCACGAAATAGCCAGTTCAGATATTGAGCCGGTAATGGCATACCCGGCGCATCGCGGGTTTCTGGGGTAAAGCCGTTATGCATCACGGCTTCCGGCAACGGCGCTACGTTTAGCTGCCCGTCAGGAAAAACTATATGATTTTCTGCAAAAGTGGTCATTGAAAGACTCCTGGTAAGTGATATCCGTTATCGAATACCTGATAGGTGGTGCTTACGGATAAAACGCCGGCGCCGACGCTAATTTTTGTGCCATTAGCCGTTAACGGTGTTTTATCTGGGGCCATACCGGATAAGCGCGCGGAGCCAACAGGATTACTGCCACTAATAACCAGATGTTTATCATTAGTTAACAGCGAACTATTGCCGTTCTCCGTCATATCAACCCGCATATTCATCGGATTGGCCAAACGCCCAGCTCTAAAAGGTTTCGCTCGCCCATAGCTCACCATCAGCGGTACATTTTCTATCGCCACCGGTGCTATATCCTGCAAAATGGCCTGACTACCTTCCGGAATCTGTCGACCATCGGTAAATAACATGGCGCAGCTCGGATAGCTCTCCAGATATTGAACTTCCGTTGGTTTAGTTAGAAAGCGCACACCTTCAATTAAATCCTGCGGTCGCGCCCGAGAAATATTGCTTAAAATTCGCGACTTAATGGCAATACGGTACTCGTCATCCTCTCGACTAAAACGTGGAACACCTACAATATAACCGCAGCCATCAAGCTGAGCGCCTGTTGCACTATCCACCCAACGACCGTTTTTCAGATCGTTAAAATCGGCAGATATGGCCTCCAGCGGAGCCACCATAGATTCGGCTAACGCTTTTACTTTTGGCTTATCTTGAAATTGCCCTACCAACCGTGAAAGGGCTGTTTTTCTATAGGGAAATGTCATAGCCCAATCACCTCCAGCCGCGACTCATCAAACAAGGCCACGCTACGTTTATCAATGGCAACATTTTCCAACTGATAAACTGGCTCATCATCAGGGCCCTCGGTCATAGCCGCTTCAATGGTAATTTCAGCCAATCCACTGGTATTGCTATAAATAGGGCCTAACATGCGCTGTAAAATAATATCGTCGCCAATCTTCAGCGTTGAACCATATTTCAACACCGCTTTTTTAATATTGCTGATAACGTTCTGTGGCAGGTTTTCTTCGTTATATAGCCCTGTGACATTAATTTTAATCCATGCCAGCTTCTGGGTTGGCCGCGAAAAATTGATTTGTTGGCCGTCGCCATTCTCATCTTTCACCAGCACGGCATGAGCGCCATAAGTCTCGATGCCAGCGGGTTTATGACGCCATAATGCATTAGCAACGCTTTGATTATCGCCCCCCACCACTAGCGCTTCAAAAGCATGAGGAGGCATCCCCTCTTCAGATATGGAACCGGTTCGATTTTCAAAAATATGAACTTCACTAACCCCGGCGACCTCCTGAATTAATCTGGCTCTAATCGCTTTCACCGTTGCTGAGCCGGTAGACTGACGGGATTGTTCAAAGCGAACTCTCAGTTGTGCATCGCTTTCCCTTTCTCTGCCAACCACGCCTTCCGCTAAGTTGCATACCGCATCCCAACCACTACGTGGTGTAACAATTTCAGTCAATGCTCCCAATGGGAGGACATGACGCCCTTCCTGCATCGCTATAAATCTAGCCGGAGAACCAATACGCACCAGCTTGAGGTGTTCACCGACTGACAATGCAAAAGGTGTAATGCCATCAACGGCAAAAATACGTAATACCTTATCTTTTATCTCATAGGACAGAACATTAGGATTAAGCTGATCGGCGATTTTTTGCATAATCTGTGTGGCGTCCTCTCCCTCGACGGAGATAGTGTTAAAGAGGGTGCCATTAATATTGATGGAATATTGGGTTTTATCCCGCACATTCATTTCAATCGACGTATCCACCGCATTAGCCCGACTAATCACCGCATCAAACATACTTTGATAACGTTGGCCGCCGTTCGTTGCCTGCGCGCCGCTTTTCAATAAGGTAGACTCTTTACCATAAACCGCAGCGATAACCTGTGTAGCGGAAGCGGCAAAGCGAGTAATCCCCACATAAGAAACGGCACCATCAAGGGATACACCCTCAGCGCTAAAAGGATACATCGCATGATAGGTATCCTGAGCCTGTTCGTAGATATTGGCCAATGCCTCGGCCCAAATGCCTTCCAACTGACCGATAACCGAATCAGGCTGGGTATTAATTGGCCCAAAACGGTTAATCAACAGTCGGTCATACTCTTTTTTAAGTTCGGCTAACCGTTTGATTGTGTAGCCATCTTTAGTTAAAGCCATTATTGATTACCTTTATATTTGACTAAGCCATAAGGGGTTTTAACAGCAAACTGCACGCTTAACTGCCGCGTTTGCCGATCAAAGTCATAGTTAAATTGCTCAATCTCCAACACGCCATCAACTTCATTAATGCTGTTTTTCAGCGCCGCCAGTGCACCATTCAGGGTGATTTGCTTACCCAGAATTTGTTGCAGATAAGGCGTACCAAATTGAGTATTGAGAAACCACTCTCCCTTCCATAGCTTTAGCTTGATTTGTAGCTGCTGATGAACACGTTCTGCACCATCAATCCACAGCAAATCATTACGCTGCAGATCGAGATCTCCCGTTGCATCGAGTTTTAAATCAATCATTTTGCGGGTCCTGTCGAAGGTCCATCGTGTTCCTGATGGGTATGTTGAGTTAATGAGATCCCGCTTCCCTGAACGTCACCGGTTGCTTTTACCGTGCCGTTGATAGTTGCCCCACCTTTTCCTGACATGCCCGACTGATAGTTAAGCTGCCCTTCGGTGGTTAATAACCCTTTATTCAGGGTTTCTGGCGTGGTGATCTCAACGCCGGCAGGGGCATTGATCAGCAGTTTGCCCTCTTCGGTCAGGGCGATATACGCCTCACCAAAATAGAGCTGCATCTGATCGTTCTCCGCTGCGCGATCTTTCGCTGCGCCAAAACCGCCTACAATGCAGTAAGCATCCGTCAGGGAGAATCGACGTTCATCATCACTGTCATCCGCCGCTTGCTGACAAAACACCAGCAGGCACTTATCTCCCGACCGAACCGGGCCTTTTACCCCTGCTACATCGCCAGCAAACCGTGGCCACATCACCGGCACGTTAGGTATCACCGGATAATCCAGTGAAGTCCCATCAACAAAACGCTGTTTAGGAATAGGTTTAACGCTGGCAATACCGGCATCGTAGCTTTCAATAATGCCATCCACTGCGGTATTGATCTGACTGGTCTCCGACTGAATCAGGGTTTGCAGTGCCTGCATCAGATTATTATTTTCCGCCACGCTTGCCTCCTTGAGGAATCGCCTTGAGTTCACACTCGGTAATCCACTCACCTTCGAAAGTATCACCGCTGTGAGTTACGACTTCGGCACGGAAGAATGCTCGAGGGCGCTCGCTACGTTCCTTATCAGCACTCGGATCGAGTAGCAACATGTCGCTTTCCAGACCGACATAGCAGCCCGGATACAGACGTGGTTGCAATAAACACTTCACGTTATATCCCTCGATCTGATACTGGCTCTTATCGCCAAGACTTTCAGAAAGAACTAACTTTGAAGGTGGAGACGATTCTCCCTGGGACTTATTTCTGGTCGAATCGATAATTCTGGTTGGTAGTCCAATTAATCCGTTATCTGGGGTTAAAACAACCAATTCATCCGTGATCGGATTATCTTTACTCAAGATTTGAATTTCGTTGTTTTGTATTGACCAGGTTAAACCAAGATATTGGCACACATCCTTCATCGCGACTTCAGCCTTACCACAGAAGGCAAATCCACGACGATAAGGTTTATCCATTATCTTTTCTGGCATGGGTTTTACCGGTAGGCCAAATGCTTTGGATATATCGGCCAGGATATCCAAGGCCGATGTATTTGGCGCATAACTCAGTGACAGCTTGGTTTGTCTCAAAGGTAATGCGCCATCGCGAACGGTAAGCTCAGTCAGCGTGTCATTACCTTCGCGAGTCGTCCACGCACTGACAACGGTTCCGGTAAAGATTGTTACAGCTCCAATATCATCTTCATAACCGGCCTTTAAGATGACATTATTATTTACACGTTCTACCAAACTACGCGTTTGGTTATTCATATTGTAAATTTTAAGCGCTAGTTTATTAGTGGTTTTGTCATTATCTTTTGAAATTTCAAAAGAAAAACGCAGATCGTTAATAATAACCGCTTTACCATTAGCTTCACCCACCACTAATTCTGCGACACGATTAAATAACATATCGCTCCCTTTTATTTAAATAAGGAAAAAAGTGTTTATCAGCAAATTAATATTTTGTGCGATAAAGCAATAAATGGTCATTGCCTAGCGAGTAAAAATCAGGACGTTCTTTCCCGCTATAATTATCCATAAAAATGAAATCGCCTTCTGGTGAAGATAATTGATACCGCTTAAGAAGAAAGGTATCTTTAACCATCTTAATCCCATCAATAATAGACTCGCCATTACGTTCGCTTAATGAAAAATACCAATATTGCCCGTATTCATTCCATGTTACTCTTAGTGTTAACGGTTTTTTATCCAGAGTAATATCCATTTGTTGATCGGCAATACCCGCATCCAGCGGTATTTTTAATACAGTTGCCATATAATTACCTATTAAACCTTACAATAGAAAATAGCTATTTTCTAAGTATTCACCTCTACCGACACATTCGTTTCAACCGTTGTCTCTTTATTTTCAATATGGGTAACTGTTTCGTCATTTGCGGTTGACGGGTGTATTGGCCCTTTATTATTTTTTGGAGACGACTTACGTGATGTCGCCGGAGAATCAGCCTGTTTAGGATTAATTCCAGCTTCTTCTGCATCAACAATGAGCGTAGATACTCGACGAATATGGGTAAAGGTCGCAGAAAACTCAATGGAATCCCCTTCCCCTGCTTTACGCGGAATGGATAATCGGGTTAGCACCATATCGGGGTAATTGCGGTATTTGGTATACACCATCACCGGTTGGCGATTTTCTAACAGCATCCTTAATTGATCGAACGCTTTTTGTATATTCGATTCTTTATTGAATAAATCAGACAGCGTTTCCAGAAAACGGCCACGCCAGCGTTCAATAGAAGAATTGCTGATGATCCCCGAGATTTCAAGCGAGTCCGGTTTTAGCTGTACATGGTCTGTAATAACCGCCCCAGTTTCCACTGGATTGGTTGTCACATCCGCCGTCCATGTATGGCTTTCACTGGTAACGACATCAAACTCCATGTTTGAATAGGCATTTTGAAACCGCACAACACCAGATGACTTATCATTTAAAAGTTTTGTTAATATCCCCCAAACACTACTCATTACATACCCCCATTAATCGTTGCAGTTAACTGTTTTTCGCCTTGCTTAGTGCCATCCAAAGCGGCCTGACGAATATCATTAATCTGCTGTTCAGGAGTTCCCGGTAATATATTGATTTGAAACTGAGGATTACTGTTAATCATGTAATTCATTGCATTAGCAGCACTGGCTGCCGCAGCCATTCCTGGGGTAACGGTTTGTGGATAAACATCAGAGTTATCCTTACCTGGGCCTTCTCCACTCCCTGGTGTTCCTTCATTCTCTTTTGATGCCTGATACTTTTTATAAGCATGGTAGCCTAATCGAATAGCGCCCTCAGCAGCCAGACTTGCCCAACCAATCGGTGTCGCCATCCGACCAACGCGTAAACCGACAGAAGCCACCCTACCCAACGTTCGGAGTACCTTCGGATTACTCAGCAGGCTTTTTCCTGCAGTAAACGTTGTTTTCATGGCTGACTTAATGCCACCAGGAACTTTACTCATCAGGCTTTTGCCAATGTTTAGCATTGGGCCAGCCATCTTAGTAAATAAGCTCCCACCTCTCTTAAGAATATCGCTACCTAAGCCAGAAGCTCTTCCAGCCAATGATTTAGCTGTGTTTTTACCTTTTGAGAGTAAATCTTTTCCTTTGGAAACCGCAGGTTTGAGAAAATTGCCCAATCGTCCAAATAACTGCTTTCCAACGTTAGCAACTGACTTAACTCTGTTTTTCCCTGAAGAGAGTAAATCTTTTCCTTTTGAAACCGCAGGCTTAATAAAATTGCCTAACCGGCTAAATAACTGTTTTCCAACGTTACCAACTGACTTAACTCTGTTTTTCCCTGAAGAGAGTAAGTCTTTTCCTTTTGAAACTGCGGGCTTAATAAAATTGCTTAACCGGCCAAATAGCTGTTTTCCAACGTTGGCAACTGATTTAACCCTATTTTTCCCTGAAGAAAGTAAATTCCTCGCCTTCTCCTTGCCTGAAGAAAGCAAATTTTTTGCCTTTTCTCGCCCAGAAGTAAACAGGTTTTTAGCTTTATCCTTCCCGGCTAAAAAAAGCGTTTTTACCTTATTACCACCAGAGGAAAGAAAATTCTTGGCTTTAGTGTATCCGCCTCTAATACCAGAGCCGACCTTACTCTTAACACTGCTCGCAATCTGTTTGACACCAGAAAAAAGACGCTTGGCTTGTCGAGTAATAGATCCGGCAGCTGACTTAAGAGCCTTACCAACAGCGCTACCAACCCCCTTGGCAAAAGAACCTATTCGAGAAAATACCTTTGAAAATGCTCCCCCCATTAACCTGAAGATTCTCTTCAGTTTACGAAACCCGCCTAATATATCGAGTATAGTGAGAAGGTCGGCAGCCAATTCAGTAAAAAACTTGATGGTGTCCCAGATATCTTTTTTATCACCACCACGCTCTCCATCATTTGGGCAAGAAGATTTCTCATTAGATTGAGAGGGCGCAACGTTTATCTTAATTGAAATATCATTTTTTATTCGTTCAGTAATATTCGAAATAAAAAAGAATTTTTTTACCGCTTGATTGATACTGGGAGCATTACGCGTTAATACCGCTGACGATACTTTACTTAATCCACTCAATAGATTGTTAACATTATTAGATATATGCCTAATATTTTTTTCAGCAATACTCTGATTAATATTAACCTGTACCCCTATTTTTTTAACCGTGTCTTCTATTTTTTCATTAACTTTATTAAGTGGTGGTAACGATGCTCTTAATCCATCTAATGAATTGGCTACTTGCATAGCCCCAATATTCTGATTACTCATGTTTGGTTCTCCAACTGCGCTTGTAACTGCATCGTTTCGCGCATATCCAACAGTGCATTGAGCTTTAATAAATCATCAGTATCGACTTCACCTTGTTTCACTTCTTGTAAAGTCACCAGGCGTGCCATAATTGGGCGCCAAATCCAAAGCTCCTGTTGTAGATCTTCTCTCAACGTTCCTGCACTATCGCTGGCTACTCGCTGGCCGCTTGCTCTATATCTTGATAACCAAAGTGGGTACTGGCGCGCTCGATAAAAGGGGCAAAATTCATCTTTAACACCTCCCAAACCAGAAGATAAAAATCGAGCAATGTATCAACGTTAAAGCACATATTCATATCAGTGATAGATGCGACTTTTCTTTTATCTTCAATAGAATAAACGGCTGAAGCCGCAAGAATTGGGAAAATCACTTTTTCATGTGCTTCTTCATCCAGCCCAGAAAAAAGCTCAAATAAATTAACATCATTCGCATTATCAGCCTGAGCAAATGCAGTTAATGCAGGTGCCGCTATATTTTTAATTTTCAATAAGAAACGACCAGCATCAAATGCATTCATCTTCTTTGCTGTATATTCTCTGTTGCCAATAATAAAAGTTTCAACTTGCATATCTATTCCTTATAAAAAGGGAAGCCGAAGCTTCCCGAATATGTCTGACTATTCAGCTAAAAAATAAAATTAATTTAACTTTGCGATAGTTTTTGATTAACTAATGAATAAAATTAGTTGCCGCCAACATAAATTTTTAAATCAGCACACTCAAATGCCCATAGGCGGTCGGAAACATCTTTACCAAAAGAGACATCAGGTACCGCTTTCAACCATGCGTGACCAGCGGAGCATAATGTGCGGCCATTTCCATCAGTCACACTGATCGGCAACACCGGAGAACCATCTTCATTAAAGTTGTCCACATAAAACAAATCTGAAAGTTCATCGTTAACTTTGCTGGTTTGCAATAATTTAATTTCGATCGAACCAGACTTATTCGCATTACGTACACGCGCCACACCACCATCAATACCGACTTTTGAAGTGTATAGACCTTCAGCACGTTTTACCGTAATTGCATCACCGTCACTAAAACCAGAAATAAGAACCGGGCCAACAGTAACAAAAACCTGATCGCCTTTATAAGTACCCGTTAATTCAGCAGCCATAATGATATTTTTCCTTATTATTGTAATTCATACGACAGATTGCCGTTGATATTGGTTAAGTGAATCGCACCGGCTAAACGGGCGGAGAAGGATAAATTCAAAATACGATCGGCTTTATCCTGGAAAGAGACATCAACACTACGTGGATAAGTCACCACAAAGCCCTTAACGTTGTTACCTTCAGCATCGATTTCATCCGGCGCAATACCTCCTACGCGCTGGCCTTCAATCAGGCAGCCGGTCAGGTTATTCACGATCAGAGCAATACCACCGTCGGTATAAGGAACTTTATTACGATTGATCATCATCGTACTCAGGCTGGTCTGAATAGCATCAGCTAACCAGTCGCGGAAGCGGATAACGTCAACCCATTCACCGCTAACTACTTTGCCTGGCGTGGTCAGATAAATTTGCGGAGCAAAACGTTCGAAGGTATTCCCGCCTTTCTTCAGAATGGTTTGCTGCTCAGTAGCACTCCAGTCAGAGGCTTGTACACCAGAAAGTTGTTTCAGTGCCCAGGTTTCACCACCCGGAGCAATGGTAAAGCAGCGTCCCATCCAAGCCATTTCCAGATACTGTTCTGCCGCATGTTTATCAACAATAACGGCGGTACGCAGGTAATTTTTCGCCGCCAGTTGAGACAGAGTATCTTCTTTGCTGCTGGCATCAGTTACCGCTGCTTCTGCGCAGGAAGTGAAGAACATTTTAGTTTGAGTTTCAGCCCACTCAGCCGCCGCCATTTGCAGTGCAGCCGTTCGTTCAGTCAAGGCAAAACCGTACCAGTTGGCATCTTCAGCCTGAATCGCCGTTAGCTGAGCAGCCAGCGTAGTAGCAACAACTTTACCTTCTGTATCAGCTTCCAGACGACCCACCTTACACATTTGCGGACGTGGAGTCTGACTAAATACCGCGCTCAGCGCTTTCAGCACATCGGCTGGCAGGCCATCTTCTTGAGCTGCGTTATAGTCAAAATAAACGCGAACGCGCTCGGTAAACGTTGTTAGCGGAGCAATAATCATTGGCACGCCAAACACGCCGCGCGGTACACTGGTAGTGCTTAATGCAATATTTACGTTCACAATCTGATTCAGAGAACCCATTGTTTTACCTCGTTAAGTTAAAAATAGTTTTGCTACCATCAGAGGTAGCCTGAACATTATCAATGACGCTTACAGCGTCTTTAATAATCACGGAATAGTGGATAAAAAAGCTCAGATAGGTTTCTGAATTCGGTGTCCATTGGGCATCCTCTTTCATTTCTGTTTTTAATTGAGCGCTTCCCTCTATTCCAATTTGTGCCAGTTGAAACTTCTCCGACACAGATACTTTTCGCAGCCCATCGTTGATTTTGCTTAATTGCTCAACCACATCACCGCCGTAATAGTGAATAGCAATTTCAGCCCGACGCTGGCCACGAACGATCAAATAACCGTCATCACTGACGTTTCGATCAACTTCATCACTCATCCCCAGCGCAGTACAGGAAACCGTACTTAACTCGGCATAAGGTTCCTGCGGTACCGTTTCCCCTTTGATAATCAGGTTGGAGTCCAGCAGGGGTTGCAGCAGACTTTTCAGCTGCTGTTCAATGATTGTTGCCATAAAAACCTCAAAATAGCGGTTCAATGAATATGAGAAACAAAAAAGCCCCGCAAAGCGGGGCTTAAATAGGGAAATAGATAAACGAATCGTCAATTAACAACTTTTAGTGCTCAAGAACTCAGCTGTGATTGATCATCATTAAACACTATTAATCCATAACTAACGCCCACAAACCACAAACCACAAAGTAGTGAGCATCAAATAAAATCAATAAACCAGATAGTTAGCCAATAAAACGCAAAAGGCCCGCATTCAAATGCAGGCCTTTTGTTATGCTTTGTTTGGATACAATCTTGTGACTTTATGGGAGTTACTATACCTGATAATCAGATAAAAACAACCCCTTTTAGTTGTTTATTTAACTTTTAATTGTTTTTCTTTATTCTTGTTGTTATTTGGCGATAAAATTTCGTTATCAAACGAAGTATAAGACTCAACCACCTTCCTCACCCCCTCTAATTGCCCATTACACCGTTCAATCACCGCCAGCAGTTCAGCGACATATCCAGGATAATCACCGTAATAGCGGACCTGATAGTCAGGTGCCTGGCACGGGCGGAACAGCATTTTTGGCACCGGCAGCGGTGGCGTTGACCTCGGCGACTCGTTCGCGCAGCCGCTGAGTGACAGCATCAGGAACGGGCTCAGCAACGCAAGGACTCGCCAGTTGGCTTTGAGCCAATGCTCGCTGCAACGCCACAGTGCGTTTTTCGCTCTCTTGTTTTTGCTCTGCAACATCATCCATTACCTCCTGGATTTGCCTATACTGGGCCCTGATCTTGGCTGAATAAGCCCGTTCCTCTGCTAACGCCACCACTGCCTGTTGCTTCTCATTTCTTAACTGGCTCAGTTGATTACCAAGCCAGCGGGCATAAAGCAGCAGCAAAACGATGCATACACCGGTTAAAGCGGTAGTCATCATTCGTGCAGAAAATGTCATGATTCAAACATCCGTTTTTCTAAACGGCGACGCCGTTCTAAACCGGCAAACCGTTTACCGTTGGCATAAACCCAGCGACCAAACTCATCGGCAGCACCGTTGTAATCCCGCTGATTTAATTTGCGTAACAACGTCGAAGTACTTAACGCTCGAGCGCCACAGTTAAAAGCAAAAGAAACCAGTGCATCGAACTGCCCTTGGGTTAGTGGAACCTTAACAATCCGTAACACATCCTGTTCAACGCGTACCAAATCCGCTTTAAGATAACGTTCCGCCTGCATGGCACTAATTTGATCGTTTGGCTTAACCCCAGAGGTATGGCCATAGCCAATCGTCCAAACTTTTGCCGGACAGAGATAAGCTTTTAACTGGCAAGATTCGAAGGATTTAATGTGCTCTACGCCACTTTGGCTAGTTATCATCACGTCCTCCATCTATACGCTTCAAAAAACGCTTTTCCAGAATCTTAATAAATTCAGCACCGGACCATCCCGCCAAGCCAGCAATACCGCCAGCAAGTTCTGCTGCCCAGTGATAATAGCTGGCAGCCAGTAGCACTAACGCTCCGGCAAAAATGGCCACCGTCGCCTGCAATAGCAGAATCGACCAGCGAAACTCTTCACCGTTCAGGATGCGGTAAGCGTAACTGGCGATGGCGCCCAGTAATGTCATGACCAATACCAGGATATAGCTCAGAGAAAGGTAGTTTTGAGGTTCTTTCATCGGCATGTATATTTTCCAATTAAGTTATACAAGAGAAATAAAAAAGCCCCGCAAAGCGGGGCTAAAGTGACACATTGATACGTAATTCTATTGCTAAATAATGATATTCCTGGGTTTAACAACTTTAATCAGAAAGTACCCGGTCTACCGTCGGTAGCAATAACATCATTCTCCCTTTAGTCTCTCCTGAAAATGGAGAGCTACGTATCAAATAAAGTCACAAAACCAGAGCGTTAGAGCTAAAAAACAAAAAGCCCGCATTCATCATGCAGGCTTTTTATCTAATGGCTTGTCTGGATACAACTTTGCGACTTTATACTGCTTACTATACCTGATAATCAGATTAATTCAACACCTTTTTGGTGTTTTTACAACTTTATTTATCACGTTGTATTTAAACAAAACATGCCGCACAAAGGCGGCATGGAGAGGCAAAAAAACAAAAAATCATTTTGGACTAAACAGCAACTTCCTCACCAGATCGAACAAAAATCTGCCCGGCAATAAACGCTTCTGCCACTCTTAAAATACCCGCAACATAACTCTGAGCCTTCCCCAACTGCTTAGCTAGTTTAGATTGGCTAATCCGGTAAACATAGTGTGCAATCACTAGCTTATAAGCCAATTGGTCAAAATGCCGCAGCCCCGCAACCGCAGAATCAACGACCATTCCTTGGTTATCATCAGTACGCAAAAATGATGAACTACTATCCGGTAACACCGCCTGAAAAGTGACATTAACTTTTGAATATTCGGTACCGACATTACAGCGCGCCCAGTTACCCCACATCTCTAAAGTTGTCTTAATATTATTCATTTATCCCCCCGGACAATAACAACAAATGGTTGTGGTAGTATAGTAGTTGAAAATTAATGGTTGATCAACACATATTAGTTGTTATAGTGGTGATATCTTTAGTTGTCATTTATATACCTTATACATCAAGAGAATCACTATGCAGACGTTAGCAGAACGCGTCGCTAAGCGACGTGAACAATTAGGCTTAAGTCAGAAAACGCTGGCTGAAAAAATCAACGTCAGCCAGCAATCGATCAATAAAATTGAATCAGGACAGACCCGCTCACCACGTAATCTGGATAAACTGGCCGAGGCATTAGATGTTAGCCCTCAGTGGCTATTATTCGGTGATGAGCCCTCAGTGGTTAAGCAGGTCGATGTCTATGATAGTGAAATTAAAGCCAGTAGCCTGCGGGTAGAAGAATGGGAATCGATGAATCATGATAAAGATGAATTTGTTGAAGTCACCGTTCTCAACGTTGAAGCAGCCTGCGGTGATGGCGCGATGCCAGATAATGAACATGAAGTTTATGCACTGCCCTTTCGCCGCTATACGCTACGCCGGATGGGGGTCAATGCGCGTAACGCTCGGGTAGTGAGAGTCATTGGCAATAGCATGGCGCCAATGCTGCGCAGTGGCGATGTGGTGGGAATAGATACGGCCAACAACTCAACGATTATTGACGGCGATCTATATGCCATTCGTGATGGTAATCTTATCCGGGTAAAACAACTCATTCCCCGTCCTGATGGTGGCGTGATTATAAAAAGCTTTAATAGTACCGATTACCCTGATGAGCATCTAACTCGGGAAGAGATTGAACAACGCATTCATATTATTGGGCGCGTATTCTGGTCATCCACTCTTTGGTAA